AACCTAAATAAATTAGAAAGTCCACCCGTATTATAACCCCCAGGAACTCTTCCTCCTTGAGCTGACATATAAGGCTCCATCATCATTCGCCAATAGGCCATTTGTTTGGATCTATCTACTTTTTCTTGCTCTTGACGCCATCTAGAAGAAGCTAGTTCCTTTTTATTTGTATCTTCTATATCATCATATGTAATACTAGCGACTCCTGTAATTCCCTCTCCTCCTGTATCTTCATCTGGTCTATCTCTAGTTTGAGTTAAATCTAAAAGTTGTTGGTTGAGTGTTTGAATAAGAGTATCCGTATGTGGACTATATTCAGGAAGTCCTTTTTCTTGGTATGCCGCTATAGAACCCTTAATAACATCTATAAATTCTTGTTTAGCCTTATTTGTTTTAAAGCCTTGTACCAGTCCTCCAATAATATCACCTAAACCAAAAGTAGCTCCTCCCAAGAAAAAATGGTCGAAAACTGCTTTACCTGCTTTCTTTTTGGCCCATGTATTTGCTGTATCTTTTACTGCGTTCCAGTTATCTAAAGCTTGTTTCTCCAAAAACGTTCGACGTTTTTTTGTACCTTGAAGATTATAAGAATATTTATCCAGAGGATTATCATATTTTTCTTCTTCTCCTCTATTAATAATCTCTTTAATATCTAATGTTCTCTGGTCTGCAGGACTAATATATCCTGGCCCACCTTTTTCTCCTGGCGGTGCCTCTGTAAATGTTGTTGTAGTTTGAGTTGGTTGATTGGCAACATCAAATCTTCCTCCAGGCCCATGCGCAACATCTCCATGCTGAGCTTGTTGTTCTGCTTCACGCATTCCAGTAAAAAATCCAGTTCTTCCACCTTCAGCCAAACCATAGATACCGGCTTCATGGGAAGGAATAAATCCTCCTTGATTCAATTCAATTTTTCCTTTTTTCCATAGTTCAAAAGGAATGGGTAGTCTGAGTTTAAGAATTTCTTTAATTCGGTAGTTTAACCAATCCTTATAAGTCTTTCCACTTCCACTTTTAAAACCAATTCGTCCTCCACCTGCATAATCACGTTCCCATCGTTTTGCAATTTCTGGATGATTAGCATGTAGGTATCTTCTTTGTTTTTCAGATTGAAAAGGCATTAGCTTCTCGGTCCTTTCAGCGTCTTAACGTCCTTTCGCTTCATAACATCAGAACGCATTTTAGCCCGGTTGGACATCGCTTGTTTTTCTAATGAAGTGTCCGCTCTTAAATGAGCCAGTTCTTCATTTTGTTCCATTTTCTCTTCTTGAATCCCTTGATTCATCATCGCCTTCATACGATCCAGTGCAATTCTGTTTTCATCTTCTTGCATTTTTCTCATATTGTCTTGAGCTTTAAGATCTAATTCTCTTGCTCTAAGTTTAGCAATCGGATCATGATCGAATTGAGAAGTAATTTTCTTTTCTTCAACTAAGAATTCTTCCATCATTTCAGCAATCAATTGAGCCTTACGCGCTTCAATTTTTAACTGAAGATTCTGCGCTTCCGCTTGAACTCTTGGATCAGGTTGAGCCTGAGGGTTCTGAGTCATCATTTGTTGAATCTGTTGAACCTTTTGAATCTTGTCTTTAAATTCCATTTCTACTTGTTCTTGAGCCATCATTGAAATATGCTCGAATATATTCTTTTCTAAAGCTGCAATTACCATCGGATTGTTTCGTGCCATATTCGTTGCCATAAAAGCGATGTGCGCAGTAACGTGAGCTCGATGATCTTGACCACTAAAGGCTTGAAAAGGTTTTCCACCAATCGCATCGATATGTTCAATCGCCGGATTCTTAGGAGCCGGAGGTGGAGGAGGTGGTAAAATCTGATCAATATTCTTAACCCCAATCGCTGTATACATATCACGGTAAGCTTCATATAAATTATGCATCTGTGGATTCGAAGAGGCGAGTTGTAATTCAGTTTGTGCCGTTGCTATTCGTTGAGTCTGAGAAAAGATATTCGGATCGGCAACTGGCATAATATCAATCTTGTCATCGAAGTCCGCTTGTTTAATTTCTTTTTGATCTCCAATGACATCGTAAGGATAGACTGGAGGTAAGTAAGTCGCAAACACATTAGACAATAAAGAAAATTCTTGTTTTAAAGCCGCATACAATCTTTTGTGAATCGCACTCATCACACGGGAACCTCTTTCTAAAAGAGCCACCGTTGTACCCACAGCCGCTTGTTGATTGCCATCCCCCACTTGCATATCAGCAATCGCAGCAAACCGTTGTCCAGCTTGAACTACGATCGTCATGAGTTGCAATAAAGTTTGAGACGGTTCTTTATAAGGTAGCGGCATAAACGCATCTTTAATGTTACCGCCGGGAGCGTCGACATCGCGCCACTCCCCAGGCTGTAACGAGACAGCATCGTTTTGTACACGAATGCCTCTCTGTTTAAACCCGGCAGGTAAGTTGGAGAGCGTACCTGCATCAAGTAGTTGACGAAGAGCAGACGTTGCCGTTCTGCTGAGTCCGCCGATCATATGAATGAGTCCAAAGCCATAGAATCCAAGACCTGGCAGAAATCGAAAATGCACAAAGTATTGAATTTTGTTTTTCAATGGATCATCGAGTTTAAAATTTCTTCGAATGGATAAAACTTTTCGCGTAGAATTTTCAATGGTCACAATGTAGGGAACTTTAATTCCTGTGGGTTGACCATCTTGACCCACATCTTCAAAACCTTCTAAATCTAAATTGACATGACATTCGATCAGCGTGAAAATCTTTTCCTGCCAACCTTTACGAACGCCTTCGAGTTCTCGTTCTTTTTTCTTAAGTTCGCTCTCTTCGTTGTAAGGAACCTGAAGATCAATATTCTTATAGAATCCTGAGACCTGTTGTTTTTTTAAATCGTTTTCGGTTGTTTTAATCACATGACAGATGGCTTCCGCATCTTCTAATGAGGTAGCGGAATACGGAACCACCAAGTCATCGGCTTGAACGAACTTTGATACCGCTCGTCCAAGTAAGTCGTCGTAGTATACCTTCTTGAAGGTCGAGCCCGCAAGCGGTAAATAAAATAACATTTGATCAAATTCGGAGTCATACTCTTTCATCACATTACAAATTTGGTAATTCATAAAGTCTTTGACTCTTACGGCTTGATCCTGTTTTTGTCTGGTAATCTTTCCTAAAATCTGTGCGCGTACCGGTCCACCTGCGGGAAGCAGTTCTTTATACGCCCCTGCTTGAAACTGCGTTACGGCTTCGGCTAAAACAGGATGCGTTGCTCCTGCTGCGCCTTGAAACGGTTGAGTTCGGTCTTTGTATTGAAATCCTAAAAGGTCTAATCCTTTGGTATAAGCATCGGCCCACATTCTTCTAGATCTACGATACTCATCATAATTGTTCCAGAGTTCTGATCCTAAAGGATCCAAAACAGAATCGGGAAGTAAATCCGCTAAATTCGCATAATGATCTTGACCACCGGCTTGATTCATTGCGCCGGGTTCAAAAGTAATTTCTGCCGAGCCATCTTCATTCTTCGTCACTTCGGGTTGCGAGGGACCAGACGCTTGAGCTTCTGCTTGAATTTCAAGTTGCTGTTGATGCGAAGGAACTTTTAAAGTCTGCTTTACGTTCGGTAAAGACTTATCGATTTCTGCCATTTTTCTTCTCCAATCTTTCTGGTTTATATGGTTTTGGATCTTTAATCAAGCCTCTAGGCTCAGGGCCTTTAACGGGCGGAATCAGATTCCATTTAACGTACTTCATATTCTTAACGAGTGTTTTATTCATACTTGTGTCTGACTAGTCTTTCCCAATCAGGTTCTTTATCTTTCGGGAAATAAGGCTCATATCCTTGACCTTCTGCTTCTTCATCATCTTGACCCACAATCGATTTCACTTCAGGGACATAATGTTTTAAGGTATTCTCCACCCCTCTTTGTAAGGTAATCTTAGACATCGCACAGCCAGAACAGGATCCTGAGAGTTTTAGAGTAGCCACGCCAGTGTCACTGGCAAAGCTAATAAAACCAATACTACCATTATGTGCCGCAACGGACGGGGCAACTTTCTCTTCCAGAACAGTC